GGGAGAAGCACGGATTAAGGCACTTCATTGAACTTGATGTTGATTGCGAGCCAATCTACTATAATGCCTATGTTCAATGCTCTTTAGTGTATCATGGCGACAACTACGAAGAAGCAGAACTCGCCTGCCTTAAAAAACTAATTGAACTTTCAACCAAGACAGCATAATCATGGACCTAATCACACGAACCATCCTCGGCTACACGGCAGAGGTTGTTGGGGTCAACCCCGACCAAATCACCAGCGAAGTCAAGACCCGTGAACTGGTGCTGGCTCGCACAATCTTTGCCGACATCGCCTACTCCGAGTACCTCTACACCTACTCCCACATCGGTCGTATCATCAACAGGGACCACGCCACTGTGATGCACAACATCGAAATCCTTGCCAACGACATGAGGCAGCGACCTGAACTCAAGTACCTCCGTTCACAGGTTTTCAACAAAGTGAAGGAATTTCTGCAACATTCTTGAGCCACCTATATCTTTGTGTAGGTGCTACTTAGGTAGTCGGTCAGCCCCCGATAATAGGCAGTCCGTGAGATTCGGAAGGAAGCCGGGAGTAATTAACCCGGCTTTCTTTTTTGCATCTTTACATCATTGAACGCAGAATCAATCATCCTCGAACTCTACCGAAGCGGTGAAATCCGTAAGGCTTGCCTGACCATTACGGGTGGCAATCCGCTTTGGAAGGACCTTGAGCAAGAGGTCGTCCTGATTCTGCTCGAAAAAGACCCCGACAAAATCATCAAGATGCAGGTCCAAGGCTACCTGCGCTTTTACATCGTGCGCCTCATCATGAACCTGTACCGGGGCAACAACAACCAATTCGCCAAGAAGTACCGCCACCATGACGAGCGGACTGAACTCGACCCCGAAGCAGCAGCCGAAGGGAAGGACTACGACACCCTGCTTGATGACCTTTGGGCCATCGCCCAGCAAGAGATGGATTCATGGGCCAAGGATGGAGCGTTCCCCTACGACAAGGAACTGCTGAATCTGCTCATGCAGACCGGGAACATGAAGGCGATGTCCCGTGAAACGGGCATCCCGTACCGGAGCATCATTTACTCCATCGAACAGGCTAAGGCTAAAATCAAAACCGCAATCGAAGCCAATGGATATACTGGTCTTTCCAATCCTGATTAGCGCACTCGCTACCCTTGCGGTCGTGGAGTTCCGGGTCCTTCCGCAATGGTTCTACGCTTTGCCCTTCGCCAAGCGGAAGCCCTTTAGTTGCATGACCTGCTTTGGGTTTTGGATGGGTGTCCTCCTGACCCTGCCGACCTGTCAATGGTACTTGGCCCCTATCCTCGGCCTCGCATCTTCAGCCACCGCAATCATTATCCGGGAATGGACCTACAAATGACCACCGACCAGTTCATCGTGGCCCAAAAGCACCGCAAGTATTGGGACCAGTATATCGCATCGCTAACCATGCGCCTACCACCCGATGCGGTTGGGGAACTGCAAGCCATCCTGACCGCTCACGGCCGACCTCCTACGAATTGGTGGTGCGCTGACTGCGTAAAATCGGCACTCCAATACATTTACCTACAAGCGGACCTGTTCCTCGAAGTCAACCAAAACACCATAACCCACCCCCTGAATGCCCCTACCAATCCCTAACGATAACGAAACCAAGGAAGGCTTCATCGGTCGCTGTATGTCCAACAACTCAACGACAACGGAGTTCCCCGATACGGCTCAACGGCTTGCCGTTTGCGGCTCACTTTGGGCAGAACATAACCGCCAAAAGTTTGAGTCCTATTCCGACTACGGGCAGGGCATTCGCTCCAACGCCAAGCGAGGCATCGAGTTGAACGAGAGGAACGGGAACAAGTGTGCGACACAGACAGGCAAGGTCCGGGCGCAGCAGTTAGCCAACGGGGAAGCCATATCGGTTGAAACCATCAAACGGATGCACTCCTACCTGTCAAGGGCAGAAACCTACTACGACAATGCAGACGATACCTCGGACTGCGGTTACATCAGTTACCTCCTGTGGGGTGGTAAGTCGGCTCTCTCATGGTCAAGGAATAAACTCCGGGAACTTGGCGAACTCGAAGGCTAAAGAAGATGACGAAGCCCAAGTGCAGGCTCGGATGGATTCGCTGATGATGGTGATTACTACCCTCTGCGATTGCATCGGAGCGGTGGATGAATCCAATGCCCCGAATGCGTTTGCGGTCAAGATGAAAATCGTGGACAAGATTGACGAACTGATAGACAAAATTGAATACTGATGGCAGGCCGACCCCCAATTTGGAATACCCCCGAAGAACTATGGGAGGCTTTTGAGCGGTATCGTGCCGAGAATAAGGCCAATCCATACCAAGTTCATGATTATGTCGGGAAGGATGGAAAAGAGATTTATCGCAGAAAAGAAAGGCCATTGACCTTTCGAGGTTTTGAGGGATGGCTTGCGGAGAATGGTGTTTGTTTTGATTTATCGCTTTATCAAAAGGCCGAACACGAACACCACAAGCAATTTATCCCTATCATTTCACGCATAAGAGCAACCTGCGACAAGGATATGCTGGAGGGGTCAAGTGCAGGGATATACGCTGGCAACATTGCATCAAGGTTGCTTGGACTTGTGGACAAGCAAGAGAATCAGGTGTTCATTGAGCAATGGACCGAGGATGAATGAAGGTCATAAACACCACCGCCAAGCGGAAGATTGAATCGCTGACCCAACGCAAGAGGGTCATCCAAGGAGGGACATCGGCATCCAAGACCTTCAGTATCCTTTGCGTTTTAATCAAACAGGCTTGCAGGAAAAAGACCGAGATTAGCATCGTAGGGGAAACCGTGCCTCACCTTCGTAGGGGTGCGATTCGGGACTTCATCAAGATAATGATTGCCAAGGGCATCTTCGTTCCGGCAAGGTGGAACAAGACCCTACTGACCTACCAGTTTGCCAACCGTAGCACCATCGAGTTTTTCTCGGCTGACCAAGAAGCAAGGCTCCGGGGTGCAAGAAGGCAGGTCCTTTTTATCAACGAGGCCAACAACATTGACTTTGAATCCTACTACCAACTCGCCATTCGTACCAGCGAGGCCATCTACATCGACTTTAACCCGACCCATGAGTTTTGGGCGCATACGGAGGTTTTAAGGGAAGCGGATTCCGAACTGCTCATCCTGACCTATCAGGACAACGAGGCCCTGCCTGATACCATCAAGCGGGACATCGAACTGAACCGCACCAAAGCCGAAACCTCTGCGTACTGGGCCAACTGGTGGAAGGTGTACGGCCTTGGTCAGGTAGGAACGCTCCAAGGTGCGATATACGAGGACTTCGAGGTCGTGGAGGGCATCGATGTCAGCAGGGCCAAATTCGTGGCCCTTGGGCTTGACTGGGGCTTTAGCAACGACCCTACGGCCTTGGTTGCTATCTACCGCCAAGGGGACTGCCTACTGATTCAGGAACTGCTCTACTCCACGGGCCTGACCAACCAAGACATCGCAGACAAGCTGCGGTCGCTCGGCATTACAAGGGCTTGGGAGATAGTGGCCGATTCAGCAGAACCCAAGAGCATCGAGGAAATCTACCGATTAGGCTTCAACATCAAGCCAGCGGAAAAGGGTCCCGATTCGGTCAGGAACGGGATTGACATCCTCAAACGCTATAAGTTGCAGGTAACCAAGGATAGCACCAACCTCATCAAGGAACTGCGCTCCTACACTTGGGCCACCGACAAGGAGGGCAAGAACACGGGGGTCCCGATTGACTCCTTCAACCACGCCTGCGATGCCATGCGGTATGTGGCCCTCAACAAGTTAAGAGTAAGCAACTCAGGGAAGTATGTTGTGGTGTAACTTTGCGGTATGAACTTAGAAAAAGCCATCGATTTTATTATCATTATTAGCAGGGCAATGACCTTTGCCTTGCTGCTGGTCGCCATGTGTGCATTGCTCGGAGCCTTTGTCATATCCTTGACACTATGAACCTCGAACAAATCCTTGACCTGCTCATTGAAATCGGCAAGGTCGCTGCGTCCGTATTCCTTATCCTGACCCTCCTAACCCTGCTGCTCCAATGAATAAACATTACAAATTTGAACTGCATTGCGAGGCTGGCGTTTACTACGCTAACTCGCTGCTTGGCCTAATCCTTCAAGTCATTAGGCATCGCTTTTGGCATTTGACGCATGATGGTGTTTGGATGGATTAGTATGAAAGTCGTCCACTATTACCACATCTACTGCGGAGGTAACTGGCAGTTGATACTCAATCAGCACATGATGGCGGTGTGCAACTATGGCCTCATCAACGTCCTCGATGAGATTCGTGTCGGCATCGTTGGCCCACCAGAGCAACGTAAAGCGGTCAAGGAGGTCCTTGAGAACTCGATGGTGGCCGATAAGGTCAAGGTCGTGGTCACTCGCACCAACGCTTGGGAGCAGGCGACTCTGACCGAGATGTACCGGGCCTCGCAGGAAGAGGATGCCGTGTACCTGTACGCTCACACGAAGGGGGCTGCGAATCCATCCTTGACAACCCAACTATGGGGCAGGTCTATGCTATTCTTCAACGTCGTCGCTTGGGAACGCTGCCTTCAACTGCTGGAGGGAGTCGATGCAGTTGGCTGCCACTGGATAACCAAGGAGCAGTTCCCTCACATGGCTGACCAAAACAACCCCGAAGGCTATCCGTACTTTGGGGGCAACTTTTGGTGGGCCAAGTCGAGCCACATCAAGGAACTCGGTGAGCCGAAACGGG